CGAACTGGCGGCGCTGGCGCTCGCTCCTTGTTTACCGGAACTGGCTCTGGCTACTTTTCAAGGTTTAGCTAATGAACGCCGCGAAGCATTACCTTGACCGATATAACAAGGCCAAGGCGTATAGAGAAAATTGGGTTCCCTTGTTTGAGGAGTGCTATGAATATGCCCTACCTCAAAGGGAATCGTTCTACTACGAAACGCCCGGTCAACGTCGAGATGAAAAAATCTTTGACGAAACTGCCGTTGTCGGTGTCCAAGAGTTTGCTTCGCGGCTTCAGTCTGGCCTTGTGCCTAACTTTGCCAAGTGGGCTGACCTGAAAGCGGGTTCGGAGATACCGCCCGATCAGAAAGAACTGGTAGATGATGGCCTTGAAGAAGTAACTGATTACGTCTTTGAGATAATCCAGAACTCGAACTTTGCCCAAGAAGTGCATGAATCCTTTATGGATTTGGCTGTCGGCACCGGGGTGCTTGCGGTTGACGAGGGCGACTCAATCAATCCGGTTGTCTTCTCTGCAATCCCGCTGCCACATGTCGTTCTGGACACTGGCCCTGACGACAAGATTGACCATGTTTACAGAGAGCGAAAAAATGTTCGCTACGATCAGCTTGGCATTCTTTACCCGAAGGGCAAGTTTGATCCGAAAGTTATGCAGAAAGTAAACAGCAACGACACGACTACAGTGCTTGAGGTTGTTTGCAGGGACTATTCAAAAAAGAATGAAGAAAGCTATCTGCACTACGCAATTTGCACCCAAACTGAAACAATCCTGCACGAAAACTCTATGCGCGGGATTGGCTCGAATCCGTTTATTTGCTTCCGGTGGGGCAAATGTGCTGGGGAAAAGTACGGTCGCGGGCCGCTGCTTAATGCGCTGGCTGCAATCAAGACAACCAATCTGACGATTGAGTTGATTCTTGAGAATGCTCAGATGTCCATTTCTGGTATTTATCAGATGGAAGATGATGGGGTTATCAACCCTGACAATATTCAGCTTGTTCCGGGAACAATCATTCCGAAAGCAATGGGCAGTCAGGGCTTGCAGCCAATCAATGCTGCCGGTCGGTTTGATGTTGCGCAGCTTGTTCTTGGGGACATGCGCCAGAATATCAAAAAGGCGCTTTACAACGAAATGCTTGGCGACCCCGACAAGACGCCTGCCTCGGCTACCGAAGTTGCCGAAAGGATGGCCGATTTGTCCCGGCGTATCGGGTCCGCCTTTGGCCGCTTGCAGGTGGAACTCGTGCAGCCCGTGCTTCAGAGAGTTATTTATATCCTCAAGAAGCAGGGCCGCATCGACTTACCTACCGTTAATGGCCGTGAGGTCAAGGTCAAAGCGGTGTCTCCGCTTGCCCAAGCCCAAGCAAACCAAGACATTTCTTCCGTCGCAAGGTTCTTGCAGCTTGTGGGTCAAACCTTTGGCCCTGAGATTCTGAACGTTCTTATCGACCAAGAGAAAACGTCAATCCATTTGGCGGAGAAGTTCGGGGTTCCCGGCACGTTGATCCGTAACGAGGTCGAGAGAAACAACATCTACGCTGCAATGCAGCAAATTCAAAGTCAGCAACAGGGGGGAATGCTTGACACAGGACCGGAAGCGACAGCCGCTTAACATTGGCGTTGATGGAATATCGCGCTCAAAGGCTGATGACGCAAAGATAGACGCACTAATGTCTGAGGTTTTTAGTACACCTGCTGGTCGGGAAGTGCTGAAATATTTGCGTTCGGTAACTATTGAAATGGTTAGCGGGCCGTCCGTTGAGGCTAACTCTTTGTTTCACGCAGAGGGTCAGCGTTACATTGTTGGAATGATAGAGCTTAGAACCGCACGGGGAGTAAGGAGTAAAGCAAATGTCTGAAGCTGAAGGTGTTACTGAGGGTGTAGCCGAAGCCGGAGAGGAGCGGGATTTTGTGGTTGCTGAGGATGCGCAACCAGAACGCCCGGAATGGCTACCGGAAAAGTACAAGACTGGCGAAGACTTGGCGAAGGGGTATCAGGAACTCCAAGCGAAGTTTGGCCAAAAGGAAGAAACCCTTCGTGAAAGTATCATGGAGGAAATCCAAAAGGAGGCTTTCTCGGACAGGCCCGAAACTCAAGGTGACTATCAGTTGCCTGAGTATGTAGATGAAGTTGCCGCTGTAGATAGTGAGCTTTTGTCGTGGTGGTCAGAGCATTCTTTTGAGAACGGCTTTTCTCAGGCTGAGTTTGAGAAGGGCATTGAAATGTATGCGAAGGCTATGGGAAATGCCCAGCCCGACCTTGAAGCAGAGGCCAAAAAGCTTGGAGAAAATGCAACTAATCGCATTGAATCTGCCAATATGTTTGCAAACAAGTTCTTCCCAGAAGAAACTTTGCCAGCAATTGCAAGGCTTTGCGAAAGTCATGAGGGCATCATTGCGCTGGAAACGATTATGGAGGCGCTCAAAGATGGAAATTACGGCGGAGATACTGCCCCGCCAAGCAGTGTAAATGAAGACTCGCTCCGAGAAATGATGCGGGATGAGCGTTACTGGAATCCTGTTTCTCGCGACAATGGTTTCGTGAAGCAGGTAGAGTCTGGCTTCAAAAAACTCTATGGCTGAAACTCTTCTTTATTCCAGAGGCATGTCCCTTCAAGCTTTAGAGGAGGGGCATGTCAAAAATTTTCTTCCGCATATTAGCGAGGAAAATATAGAAGAACTTCGGCGAATTTATGGACTTTCCCCCGAAGTTGCTTTTGCCATGATTCTTGAGTGGGAGGGGCAATATGCCGTTGTTAGAGGCGGCGAAGTCCTTGCGATAACAGGAATATCGGAAGATGGCGTTCCCGGTGAAGGGGTTATGTGGGCAATGTTTTCTTCCAAAATGAAACGCAACTTTGTTCGTTTTGCCAGAGCCTCTATAGATTTGATTGATTTTTATCAGGAACACTTCCTTGTAATTAATTGCAATGTTTGGATGCAAAATCACTCAATGATACAATGGCTTACTTTCTTGGAGTTCTGCCCTGAGTATGAGTTTGTGAAGAATGGGGAAACTATGATTTCTCTATCAAGGACTTGCGTGAATCCAAATATTGAATTAGTGACGAAATCACGGCCCGTGATTCATTGAGCGGCCCCGTAAGGGATACCCGCGTTTACAATATTAATCGGACACCCGACCCACGTTCAACTTAGGACTCTGAAAATGGCTAACACAATTGATCAAGCCTTTATCAAGCAGTTCGAAACTGAAGTTCACATGGCTTATCAGCGCATGGGTTCCAAGCTTCGGAACACTGTTCGCACGACGAATGTGACGGGTTCGACTGCTCGATTCCAAAAAATCGGCACTGGCTCTGCCACAACCAAATCGCGTAACGGCAACGTTACTCCGATGGAGCTTGCGCATACATATGCGGAAGCAACTATGGCTGACTACTATGCAGCCGAGTACATCGACAAACTTGACGAACTCAAGATTAACATCAATGAGCGTCAAGCTGTTGCGCAATCTTCGGCTGCGGCTCTTGGCCGTAAGACCGATGAGCTTCTCATCACCGCTATGGATGCAGGCGCAAATGCGACTCAGATTGCCGACACTGGCGGCGCTCTAGTCAAAGCTGATCTGCTTACTCTCTTCGAGACGTTTGGCTCTGCCGATATTCCCGAAGACGGTCAACGGTATCTTGCAATGGCACCTGCGGGTTTTGCTGACCTGTTCAACATTAACGAGTTTGCTAGCTCGGATTATGTTGGTCCGCAGAACCTTCCGTTTGCTGGCGGCATGACGATGAAGGAGTTCCTCGGCTTCAAGATTTTCTCGACTTCTGCGGTTACTGGTGGCAAAAACTTTGCTTACCATACGACTGCGGTTGGTCTTGGTGTGAACGCTGACGTTCAAACTGAGATTAACTATGTGGCCGAGAAAGTGTCTCACCTTGCAACTTCGATGATGTCGATGGGTGCTGTTGTTATTGATAGCAACGGTATCTACGAAGTCCTCGACAACAACTAAGGGGGCTGATGAATGGCTTTCTCCGCTGCTGGACTGACCCGCATTGGTGGCGCGTCGAATGCTGATCTGTGGTTCTACACCACGGCAGATGCGATTGCGACGGTCAACACTTCTGGTTACTTCAACGACGCCTCGGACATGCTTGCTGTCCGGGACGTAATCATCGTGGCAGACACCAACACTCCGACGACTAACCTCGTCTCTGTGCTGTCGAATGCCGCTGGTGTGGTCGATGTTTCGGATGGCACTGCCCTTGCCGAAACCGACACTGACTAAGGAGTAGGGGGGCTTCGGCCCCCCTAATCTACTATGCCTGATGTAGCTGATTCCGCTCTCGAAGTTGTAAACAGCGCCCTGTATCTTATGGGCGATGAGGCTATTTCATCTTTTACCGATGGAACTGCGCAAGCTGATGTTGCGAATGCGGTCTATGAAGACATGGTTAAGACCTCATTGGCAAATCACAGATGGCGTTTTGCCGCCAAGCAAAGAACACTCACTCGAATGTCCGTTGCCCCCAAGAGCCGTTGGGACGCAGCTTATCGCGCTCCGGGCGACTTGATAAATATCATTACAATTACGGTGAATGACTTGCCGTTGAAGTATGATGTTTATGGCAGCGATATTTATTGCAATGCCGTTTCTACCGATACGGTCGTTATGGATTACATTTGCCGCGCGGATGAATCAGTTTGGCCTTCTACCTTCAAGGTGGCGATGCAGCATATGCTTGCTGCGTCCTTTGCAGTTACGCTTGCGAGGGATAATGGCATTGCCCAATTGCTTACCCAGAAGGGTAACTTCATGATGGCTCAAGCCAGACGAATTGACTCTCAGCAGCAAACAACTCGCAAGCTCCACACTTCAAGGTTTATTGCTGAAAGACGCAGTTAATGCAGAAAATACGCGTACCCGTTAATAACTTCTCTTTTGGGGAAGTCAGCGAGTCTACGCTAATGCGCACAGACACGCCTATCTACCAATCTTCCGCCCAAAGAATTGAGAACATGGTCATTCTTTCTGAGGGTGGGGTTAAGCGGCGTCCCGGTCTTAACCGAATCTATGATTTTAGTATTACTAGGGACACGACCAAAACGTTTCAGTCGAGATTGGTTCCGTTTATTTTTGACGCAGAAGAGCGCTACATTGTTTCTATTGAGAATGCGCAGTTGCGCGTGTTCATCATAGACCCGACAACCGGAGCGTTGTCTCTCACTTCAACGATTACGCAGGACACTAACGCAGCGGCCCTGCCCTTTGATGATGATTACATTCACGAATACACATATGCGCACTATGGCGATGTCTTGTTTATTGCGCATCCGCTGTTCATGCCACGTCAGCTTGTAAGGACTAGCCTCACTACTTTTGAGGTTACTCCGATGACCTTCGATGAGCGCAATGATTCGGCCCTGACCTATCAGCCTTACTCAGTGTTCCACGCTTCCGATGTAACTTTGTCGGCAAGCGCGACTACAGGCACGGGTATTACGCTTACAACCAGCGAAGATTACTTTGACACGACTTCTCCGAACTCGCTGCACGAGGGGGTGATTCTTAGGTATCACGATACAGAGGTGCAGATTACCAGCGTGACAAATGCAACGACTGCAACCGCAGATATTAACGGAACGTTGCGTCAGCGTCTTGAGATTCTGAACCCTTTCAGAACAATTGATGGCGATGCTACTGTTGAAGTCACGCATATCAATCATGGCTTTGCCGGTGGTGAGTCCATAACGTTTGAGGAGGCTTCTGCTGTAGGTGGAATCAACGCCGCAAGCCTTAACGGCGCTCGAACCGTTGGCACAATCATTGACGAAAATACTTACACCTTTGAGGCTGGCGCAACGGCAAACACCGCAGAAGATGGCGGTGGATACGTTAAGGTTGTTACCTCTGCGGCAACTACGGTTTGGAGCGAACAATCCTTTTCAGCGTTAAGGGGTTATCCGCAAGCTCTCGCATTCCACGAAAACAGATTGGTTTTGGCGGCTTCAATTGCTCAACCGGATGCTCTTTGGTTTAGCAAGACTGGCAGCTTTTATAACTTTGATGTTGGCACTGCCGCAGATGCAGACTCAATAAACCTTGTTGCTGCGAACAGCGATGTTCACGATATTCGTTATTTGCGCTCAAGTCGTGATTTGCAGGTATTTTCTGCAAGTTCCGAGCTTTATGTTCCCACCTATCTCAACCAAGCAATCACGCCGAGCAATGCTCAAATTCGAACGCAAACGCCTTATGGAACGGAGTTTGTTGAACCGCATTCACTAGATGGGGCTACGCTGTTTATTCAGCGCGGGGGCAAGGTCGCACGTGAGTTTATATATACAGACCAAGAAGATGCTTATAGCTCTGTAGCTGTGTCAACAATCGCTTCGCATTTGCTTGGTGATGCTACGTCTCAAACCGTTTGTCACGGAGCTTTTGATACTCCAGAATCTTACGCAATTTTTGCGACATCTTCTAGCAAGCTAGTTTTGTTTAGCTCCAACCGCGCTGAAAAAAGAGCGGGCTGGTGTAGATTTACTTGTTCTGGTGATTTTTACGATGTTATCGCGATTGATGACAGGCTCTTTGCGTCTGCTTGGATAGATACGGGAAGCGGTAAAGAACTTATTCTTGGTGAGTTTGACTATGACTATTCTCTTGATTGCTCAAAAATCTACACGTTGAGCAGTGGAATAGCTACTGTCACCGGAGACTTTACGGATGGAACTGAAGTTGCTGTTGTAAAAGACAATGAATACTTGGGTTTGTTTACGGTTGCTTCTGGTCAAGTCGATGTAAGTGCTTTGTACACCACAGGGGATGTTGAGATTGGGTTTGCCTTCACGGCTACTTTAACAAGCAACCCTATGGATGCAACAATTTCAAATGGACCAAGAACAGGGGATTACAGAGGTTTGTCTACTGTGGTTCTCGACTTGGTGGGAACTTACGACGCTAAGGTTAATACTAGGCCAACTTTAATTTCTTCTTCGTTTACGGGAAAAAAGGAAGTAAGGCTTCTTGGGTTTGATCGTGACCCGCAAGTTTCCATAACTCAGGCAAAGCCTTTGCCTATTCAAGTTAATGGATTTGTAGCGGAGGTAATTATCTGATGTTTCAATTCCTTGGCTTAATTGGCTCTGCGGTTTCTGCCGCTAGCAGTATATCTCGCGCAAACGCTGCGGCTGCATCTGCCGAGCTAAATGCGTTTATGACTGAAACGCAGCGCGTTCAGAACGAGGTGTCAACAAAACAGCAATCAAATTTGCGCAACGAACAATTTCAATTTGCGCAGTCTGCCAATCTTGCCTTGATGGGTGGGGCTATGAGCAGGGACATTTCTGGAGTTGATCGTTCTGTTGCCGCTTTCTTGGAGCGTCAAAGGGAAATCGCTTACAGCGACATCGCAAACGTTGAGTTTCAAGGGAAACAACAAGACCTTGCTCTGTCTATCGCGGCCATGTCTGAGCGTCGTAGGGCGGCAGACATTAGAGCGTCTGGC